CGGATTTCATGTTCCGCTTATCCGGTTCAACGCAAAAATCACCAGTTCCGGGCTGTACAGAGTGCAGGTCAAGCGGAACACCGCCGGCGAAACGCTGAAACACGTTTTCCGTGCAACGATGGACAGCGGACACATCGGGCTTTTTGAACGGTACGGGTCAAGCAGACTGCCGATAAAGCAGAAGTTCGGTCCGTCCGTTCCGCAGATGCTGGGGGCGAATCCGACCCTTGCAAATACGGTCGGCGACAATGTCCGCAAGGTGTTTGAGGAGCGCATGGAGCATGAAACAACGGCGCTGCTTAACGGTTGGAGGTAACCATGACAAGGGTAAAACTCATTCAGGAACTGAAAACGTTCTGCGAGGACGCGATAAAGAACATTTCTCTTCCGGAGGCAGTCCAGAAAGGCGACGCAAAGGAGAAAAGCCGTGTTCCGGCGGTGTATCTCATGCGTCTGCCTGACAGCAATTCGGCAAAGAAACTCGCGCCGTATATCATCGTTCAGTTTATCGACAGCAAGCACCAGCGGAGCGAGAACGGCTATCCTAATCCCGAATACACGGCGGCGGTGCGCTTTATCTTCTGCGTGTACTCGCAGGACGAGCAGGACGGCGCTGTAATGCTCCTCAACCTCATGGACAGGGTGCAGGAGCGGCTGCTTGAACAGGTGCAGATAGGAAAAGAATTCGTGCTTGACGAGCATGAGGGAGTTGAGTCGGTCGTCTATCCCGATGATACCGCGCCCTACTACGCAGGCGAAATGATAGGCACATTCCACATCAGACCAATACAGAGGGAGGTTGATTTCTTTGGCAAGGAAAACCGACGTTTCGGAGGAAATGTCTGAGGTAAAGACCGTCGGCGATGAAGTACCGTCCGAACAGCCGGAACAGGCAGAGCAGGGCGGGCAGAACGCGGCGGCAGAGTCAAGGGTCTGGGTCTATTTAGGTCCCTCAATACGCGGAGTTGTCACAAACGGCAGAATTTATTTCGGCTCAAAGGCTGAAATTATTGAATCGTTCGGCGAAAAGCTCAAGGATTACCCGCAGATCGAGCGGCTTATTGTCGCAGACCACAACGTTGCAAAGGCAAAAAGCGACCTGAAGGAAAAGCGCGGTATATACATCCCGTATGACGCGCTTATCAGGAAAATTAAAGGCAAGGAGGAGTAAACCGTGGCTTTAAGACATGGCATAAACACATATAAGGACGATACCGGCGTTGTTGCGGTGCAGACCGCAGCGGTCGGTATTCCTTATTTCATAGGCGCATGGCCCTGCCATCGCGGTAAGGGCTACACCGGCAAGCCCCAGCTTTCGTCCGGATTCAGCGAGGCGGAGGAACTCGGCGGCTACAGCACCGAATGGAGGAACGCGGACGGTTCGCCCAAGTGGAATCTCTGCCAGGCGATGTACGGATACCATAAACTCATGGGTATGTCGCCGGCGATATTCTACAACATCTTCGACCCGGCAAAGCACAAGAAGGCAGTCGCGGTAGAGGAATTCACGGTAGCTGACCACATAGTGGAGCTTACCGCTGACGCTATCATAAACGACGATCTTAAGGTAACGGCAGGAAGTGCGTCAACAGTACTGACAAAGGGTACTGACTACGAGGCATATTACAGCGGCAATGCGCTGTGTATCGAGCTGCTGGCAGACTCTTCGAGCTACAGCGCCGACAAGCTCAAGATCGGCTATGATGTCGCAGACCTTTCCACCATCACGGCAGAGGACGTTGAAATGGCTGTGGAAACAGTTGAAATGTGCCGCAGCGTTGTCGGGATTGTTCCCGACCTTATATGCGCCCCCGGCTGGTCAACAGATCCGACAGTAGCGGCGGTGATGGCGGCGAAAGCGCCGAGTATCAATGGACTGTTCCGCGCCAAGGCGGTCGTGGACATCAACACCAAGACAGTCAATGACTATTCCAAGGTGCTTAAGCACAAGACCGACAACGGATACGTATCCGAGGACATGATCGTATGCTGGCCGATGGTCAAGAGCGGCGATTACCTTTTCGACCTTTCTGTTATCGTGTGCGGACTTATCGCAAAGGTGGATTCCGGCAACGCCGATTGCCCGTATGAGTCTCCGTCCAACAAGTCCGTATCCATCACCGGCGCGGTTTGCGCGGATGGCACTGAGGTGACGCTTTCACTTCCGCAGGCTGATGTTATCAGCGTATCTGCCGGGGTTGTCACCGTGCTTAACAACGGCGGCTGGACCCTGTGGGGCAACTATCTGGGCTGCTATCCCAAGACGAGCGATGTTGCCAAGATGTTCATATGCACCAACAGAGTGCAGGACTGGATATGCAACACGTTCATCAATACATTCTGGCAGTACATCGACAAGCCTCTGACCCCTGCGCTGCGCGACGCTATTATCAATGCGTTCAATGCATGGCTCAATGGCCTTACAGCAGAGGGCAAGCTTTACGGCGGCGAAATCGCATATACAAGTGAGCTGAACCCTGTCACAAATCTCATGAACGGAATGTTCCGTCTTGACTGTCAGGCGGCATCACCGATACCGGCACAGCAGATAGATATGCACGTTCAGTACAGCGTGGATATGCTTGAAGCCGCGCTCGGTTCTTAAGAAAGGAGGACTGCGAAATGCCTAATGGAGTTGACGAGGGAGTAATCTCCTATGCCATCTATGAGGACGAAAAGATGTTTTACGGAGTTGCGGAGGTAGACCTTCCGGATTTTGAAAATATGGTATTCAATGTGAGCGGCGCGGGGGTGCTCGGTGAGATTGAGATACCTGTTATGGCTCAGCTCAAGGCTATGACCACAACGTTTAAGTTCAATCACGCAAACGAGGCGGCGTATGCTCTTGCCGAGGAACGTGTCCATACGCTTTCCCTGTGGCGTGCCGACCAGCACTACAATTACAGCGGCGGCGAACTGGAAACCAAGCAGAAGAAGATAATCATGCGCGTTGTTCCGAAAAAGCTGACCGGTGGTACGGTCAAGAACGCATCGCCTATCGCAGTGAACGGCGAATATGCGGTACACTACTATGCGGAAATAGACGCGAACGGCAAGAAACTCTGCGAGTTTGACCCGCTGAATTTCCGCTATATCGACCACACAGGCAAGGACAGAGCGGCGGAGATCCGCAAGTGCCTGGGTATGTCCTGATAATTACTATCGCTGTTCCCTGCATTTCGCAGGGAGCGGCGTTTCATTTGAGGAGGAATTTTGAATTATGGCAAAGACAAACGTTGACCTTGAAAAGACTGAGAACATGGACGAGCTTGTTGAGAACGAGCTTGAAGATATGACTAACACCAGCGTTGAAAACATACTGCATCTGACCAAGCCCGTTATGTATAACGGCGAGGAGGTGACCGAGCTTGCATTTGACTTTGACAAGCTCACCGGCGCGGACGCTCTGAACATTGAGGAAGAACTTGTGTCCCGCGGGAAGACCATGTACTACGGCGCTATCAACGACGCAAATTATCTTATCCTTATGGCGGTCAAGGCTTGTACAAAGCCTGTCGGCAGGGATTTTTTCAACAAGATATCCATCGTCGACTTTGAGAGGATAAAGAACAGAGCGCGTTTTTTCTTGGCCGGTGTTGCACAGTCGAGACGCTAAGGCGCAATATCCTTATTTTGGCGCAAAACGGATATGCACCTATCCCATTTTGGCTGGGGCAGCCACTTAAAGAAATACAGCGGTGGATTATTACGCACAATAAAATCCTGAAAGAGTCGGAAAAGAAGTAAGGAAGGGTGAGGGTTGAATGGCAAGCAAGCAGTATGAAATGTTGTTCAAACTCGGCGCGCGGCTGGGTGAGAACTTCAAGGGAACGTTCAACTCCGCCCAGAAGATACTTGATAAAACTCAGAAGGAGATACAGACGCTGAATAAGCAGCAAAGCGATATCAGCGCCTATCAGAAACAGCAGGCAGGCATTGAACGGTCTACCAAGCAGCTTAATACATATGAAAAGCAGCTCGAAATCACTCAGAGCGGACTTGCAAAGCTGAAAAACAGCACCGAGGACACTACGGTACAGGAGGCGCAGCTTGCGGCGCGTGAAGTCGAGCTGAAAAACCGCATTGCGAACACTGAACAGGCTATTGCGGACAAAAATCAGCGCTTACAGCAGATGGGTCAGAAGCTCTCTGAGGCAGGCATTGATATCAACCAGCTTACAAGTGAAAGCACCCGCTTGAAAACCCAGGTCGAGGAACTGACCAAGCAGGAAGAAAAAGCTGCTGAGGAAGCCGCCAGATATGGTGACGCCGGCGCAACGGCGTTTGAAACCGTTGGGGCGGCGATGGTAGCGGCAGGAATCGGTACTGCACTGAAGAAGATAGCGGACGCATATC